CCGACCTTGGCCACGAGGAAGTTTGCGGCTTCCCCGTGGGCGGCTATGTTGCCCATTGCCTTGACGGGTTTTCTTGGGTGATTAACCGGGGACACTACGAGGGCGGGTTAAGGCACAGGAACTGTTGTTTTGTACGGGTGGTCGCCGGGAAGGTCAGCGGTTAGTCCCCATTTGTGGGCTAGGTAGCCTTCTAGTTTTTGGCGATTCGCTGTACTTAGCAACGTAGAGCTTACAACTATTTCAGCAAATTTAATAGCTGGACTGTAAAGAAGTGAACCGCTAACCCTTATAGCCCCGAAGTGAAGATCGCTATCAACAGCGTATCCAATATTAGAAGGCGCTGTATTGGTTGAAGTTGTAATTTGACTTGTTATATTAAGATTGACTTGTGATCCGTTCGCAAATAGAAAAGTGCCAGAGGTGGAGTTTTTGGTATTTAGTATTTGAGCGGTGTTGGCTGCGCGTCTGTACGTAGAGCTACCTAGGCGACCGGCGCTGAAAGATGAATTTTCGAAGCCAAAGTTAATAAACTCTCCATTAAAGCTACCAGTCGAAGAAGTAGAGTTTAATGATCTATTGCCTGGGTAACTTCCGCTTGCATTGGCAACGTTTCCAAGCGCCCAGAAAAGACCACTATTAACATTAGAGGACGCCGCTGTTAATGTTTGAGTAACCATGTAAACATCAAGTGCATCAAAGCTACCAATGCCCGTGATAGAGGATACGAGAGCGTCACCAGTACCATCAAGCTGAACTGCTGGCTTGCTGGTGCTCATGCCAGTGGCGCTGTAGGTGGGGTTGCCATCAGCGGCTGCATTATGGCCATTGCCACTTTTGTCAGCCCACGCAGTGATCGCACCACCACTCTCGGTGATGGTGCTTGCATCCGCAGCATCCAACCACAGCGCCGTATCAATGTCAGCAGGAGTCCAGTTGTTTTTTTGAGTCCCAGTAATAATCCAGCTCATCGCAACACCTCCTTAGAAACAGTAGGGGCAGTGACTAAAAAGTCGTGGTTTGTGTAGGTCATGGGATTGCCACTCCGATTGCATTGATGAGGTCGGTGACGCGGGTGTCAAGGGCGGCGAGGTCTAAAGATTCGCCGATAGAGTAGAAGGCTAGGCGGGCGTTGGATTTAAACGCTCCCGAACCACTCGCAAAAACACCTAAATTTTGATTTACAGGGGATTGAGAAGTTACAGTTTCTGGAAAATCTGCACCCCCAACCCGTGCAGAGGTCGCGGTGCTTGACGTCCGCACTCCCCCGACAAAACCAACGGCGTTTCCATTGTTAGCGGTAACTACGTCGGAGTTAATTCGTGACGAAATGCCTCCCGGAGTGAATGAAATCAGTGCAGACCTTCCCGAAATATTTGTTGTGGCTATAAGAAGGGAGCTGAAAGTAGCGAGTGAACTTTGATAAATTGCTAGATGCTTGCTGTCTTGTGGATCAGCATTATTATTCCTATTGCTATCCAAATACTTCGTACTACCATCACCAACCAAGCCCGTCTCACGGTCATAATCCCCAGAAACAAAGTTATAGTTCGTCGGAGCAGTACCCACCAATGGAACCAATGCCCCATCAAGCGTCCTAGCACCAGCCAAAATACAACTCGCTTTAATCGCACTCCAAATACCATCTGCCTTACAACCAATCACGAAGTTATCAATCGCAATTTTGACCTTCTCTTCCAGTGCTTGACCGTCTGCCGTCTCTACAGCAGTGATGTAAGCAGCAGCGTCAGGATCCATCGGCTGCCACGTTTGGCGGAGGGTTACTTTCCCCGGTACATAAATAGTCATGGTATAGCTGCTCCGATAGCGGTGATTAGGTTAGACACGCGGGTGTCGAGGGCGGCGAGGTCTAAGGATTCACCGATGCTGTAGAAGGCGAGGCGGGCGTCGGAATAGACTCCGGTTGAATTTCTCCTAAACACAAACACGTTGCCTGCTGTGTAAGACGTTGAGCCTCTGCTAAAAGTTGCTGTTGTCTGATTGGTTCTAAAATTGAAAACGCTAGAGTTGTTTCTACTAATTCCAGCCAGTCCAGTCCAGCTTGAACCTGACAAGCTATCTGGAGTTGACGATCTAGAGCGTGCGTACAAAACACTTAGTCCTGGTTCCAGTTGAATATGATTGGAATCTACTCCAATTAGATTACCGTCGCCTCCCTCAACTGCCGACCACGCACTTAAATGATTGTCGTCTTCTGGATCAGCCGTATTACTTCTATTGCTATCCAAATACTTCGTACTCCCATCACCCTGCAACCCAGTCTCCCGGTTGTAATCTCCAGAGACAAAGTTGTTGTTAGTAGGTGCAGCCCCTACAAGTGGAACCAACGCACCACTCAACGTCCTAGCACCAGCAAGGATGCAACACGCCTTAATTGCATCCCAGATGCCATCATTCTTGCAGCCAAGGACAAAATCATTGATGGCGTAACGGACACCAGTTTCCAATGCCTGTGTGTCAGCAGCCTCCACCGCTTCGATGTAAGTGGAGGCATCAGCATCAAACTGAAACCCTGGCCGCCAAACAAGCGTCATACTTCACCTCCATCGGGCTCAGTAGTGTCGTTGTCTACTGGCTCGGGCTCGACATAACCAAACGGCTTGCCATCTTGGCGAAACTGTGGGTCAACAGGACCAACGTAATAAGGACCAACCTTATAAAGTTCAGCACGTTGTCGCACGGTTTCAACTACGCTGCCAGCAAAATACTCTTCAGCAGTCGTAGCGGCGGTGCTACCTTGCACCAAAGAGAACTCAGCCTCAAGAGCAGGCAGCAGTTCATCGGGAATGTCAATCGTAAATTGAGTCATGAGAAAAACCTCCTTCAGGATTTGATGACGGCAAAGCCAATAACAATGGCTTCGCTGAGGGAGCCAGTCGAGATGTTGGTGACATTGATGCCAGCTGATCCAGCAGCGGCTTGAGCGTTGACGACATAGGAGCCAACGGTGCCGCCGGAAACGTGATTCAGTAACACAAGATCAGTTGCAGCAATGCTGCTGTTTGTAAGCGTGAAGCTCACCGTGGTATCTGCACTCAATGCAGCACCATTCATAGTGATTGCGCCACAAGGAGCGTCAAGAGTGACGCCAGTTGATTTATTGGTGGCTTGCGTGACGGTGCCACGGCCAGTTCCATATCCAAAGGTGCCTGCAGTGGAGTCATAAGCAAGATTCCCGCCGGCAAGTGCGCCAGCATTGTTATACGTGACCTGCCCACTAGACCCAGCAACTAATGCGACGGTACCGGTTGCATCGGGGAAGCTGATTGTGCGGTTGGCAGTTGGCGTTACAGACTGAACTGTGGTACTAAAAGTGCCGCCGTCGTCGAGGTTGATGTCACCGGCAACTGTGAGTTCGTCAGTCGTTTTGTTGTAGGTGAGACCCGCGTCGCCGCCGAACGCTCCACCGTCGTTGAATTGAACTTGAGTGTCAGCGCCACCAGGGGTTCCGCCTCCTCCTCCTGCACTTACTTGATCAAGACCAGCAGGAAGCAGTGGATTGTATTTATAAGCCATAATCAGCTCCGTGCAACGGTGAGAAGGTTGCCGCTGCCGTCATAAGTCATGTCTAGGGTAGCGACAACATGACCACCTGAACCGTTCCGCTTAAACTCAACCCTTGTCAGGTTGCTGCCCGTATAAGTATTTTGCACAAAATCATGCGTAGGGATTTCAAGCCCTTCACGCGCAACAGCGTCGCCGCCACCGATTGAATACAATCCCATGATCAACTCCGTTTGATAGCAATGTTGCCTGGTCCACTGATTCTAATGCCAATCAAGTAACGCTCAACCATTGGCGGGATGCGATCTGCGCCAGTCGCACCATATAAATTGGGAGTTACGTCTAAGCTTCCGATTTTGACATTCTTGTAATCCTCTAAACCTGAAAGCCCTAAACCATCTGTATTATTGTGCAGATATACAGCAAGCTCTACTTGCGCACGCTTAACCTGTTCCGGGATTTCAGTGTCAGTAAAATAATCCGTAGTAATCCTAAAAGGAAAACCAACGGCATAAGTGTTGATGTAGGTGTCAGGTTTTCTGACACCTGTGCGAGGCCATTGCAAAGCTTGCGTATCTGTCGCCCTAGCGCCTAAGAATCGTTCACGATCAAGACGCTGTGTAGCACTAGCAAGAGCGCGGTGCCGACTATCATCGTTACCACTATTCCAATGCTGCACATCAGCGTTACTAACCATTTGAGCAATGTAATCAACTGCTTCTGCTTCTGTTACATAGCTATTGGCATTAGCTGCTCCTGGTGTCGCGATGATTCCGAACGCCATCAACCTGCTCCAACTTGGGCTTTACTGTCCGACGCCTACGTTGTTTCGGCTTCGGTTCTTT